GCTGTTCTAAATGTAGCCGCGTCTAAAGCGGAAACAGTATTGTCTGCGTTCATTCTAGGGAATGTAACGGCACTTGGGTTTGTTAACGTAAAGAAGTTACTACCTACGGTTGTTGCGCCTAGGTTTGTTCTTGCGGCAGTATCTGTCGTTGCCCCTGTACCACCGTTAATAACTGCAACTGTTCCTGTTACGTTTGCTGCCGTGCCTGTGGTGTTCTGGTTTAGCGTTGGGACATCGCCGGCTTGTATTGACGCCATTACTACGTCAGTACCATTACCCCTTAAGTATTGGCCTGATGTAACCGCGCCAGCCAAAGCATCCATTGCATCTTGACGAGTTGTAGCTCCTGTACCGCCATTTATAATCGCAACTGTACCTGTTACGTTTGAGGCTGTACCTGTTGTGCTCTGGTTTAGTGTCGGAATATCTGCCGCAACAACTGCCCTAAAGGTAGGAACGCCTGCTGCACCATTTGGTGCCGCTAAAATAAAGTTTGCTGTTTTACTTGCGTATGGGTTTAAGGTATCTCCATAACCTGCTGACAAACTAATAACAGGTGCTGCACCGCCACTTGATGCAACAGGGCTTGTTGCCGTTACGCCTGTAACCGTTCCAGAGCCTGTACCCGCACCAATAGCTGTTCTAAATGTTGCTGCATCTAATGACGATACAGTATTATCCGCATTCATTCGGGGGAATGTAACAGCAGAGGGGTTTGTCAGTGTAAAGAAGCTGCTACCTACGGTTGATGCACCTAGGTTTGTCCTAGCGTTTGGTGCTGTTGTAGCACCTGTACCGCCATTAATAACTGCGACTGTACCGGTTACGTTAGTTGATGTGCCTGTTACGTTACCAGCAGCGGTGATGTTTGTACCAGCTATCGTGCCAACTGCTGTAAAGTTTCCGCTATCTACAAAACTAAACCGCGCTGTCGGTGTACCAGCAACGCTGGTCATAAATCTATATGTCCAACCGGTATTATCCCCAAACTGTAAATAAACTGTATTTGGTGAAGTGGCATTAGATAACGTGTAGTTACCAGAAATGTTTCCGCCAGTTAAATTTCCTGCACTTGTAGCTGTTGCGGCATTACCTGTAGTATTTTGGTTAAGTGTAGGTATATCAGCTGCAACAACTGCACGGAAGGATGGGACGCCCGCTGAACCGTTAGGTGCGGCTAAAACAAAGTTCGCTGTCTTGCTTGCGTAAGGGTTTAATGTATCACCATATGCAGTAGATAAACTAATCGCAGGGGTTGTACCACCTGATGAAGCTACTGGGGATGTACCTGTTACAGAAGTTACTGTGCCTGTTGTTGGAGTTGTCCACGTAGGAACACCTGCACCTGCGGAAGTTAAAACTTGCCCTGATGTACCGGCAGTTGTATATGCGTGAGCTGTACCTGTACCATAACCTATACCCCCGGCAGTTGCTGCTGCTGTTGAGTTTGTACCACCGTTAGCAATGGGAAGTGTACCCGTCACACCTGTTGTAAGTGGAAGGCCTGTACATGAGGTTAAAGTGCCGCTTGAGGGTGTACCTAAGACTGGAGTTACTAGTGTTGGAGAGGTTGATAATACGTTATTACCAGACCCTGTACTTGTTGTAACGCCTGTACCACCTGAGGCAACAGGAAGTGTGCCAGTAGCTAATGCCGATGTAGAGGTCGCATACAATGCGCCGCCAGAAGTAAATGCAGTTAACCCTGTGCCGCCGTAACCTGAAGCGATTGTATTACCTGTCCAAGTAGCATTAGTAATGGATGCAGTGCCGAAGTTAGCAGTTGCGCTGTTAAAGTTATATGATGTTGGGAGAAACGCATGTTCATTCCAACTACCTGCAACAGTGCCGTTATTAGCTAAATATACAAAAATTGCAGCGCCACTAGGTATCGTATCAATAGCTCCAGAGGCATTATCAACAATAGTTAAAATTCCTGAGGAGTTATTATCAAAAATAAAGGTAGTACCGACTAGTAATGTTGTAGCATCAGGTAATCGGAATGTTTGTGTTGTAGAACCAACTAAATTTTGGTAGTAATTAGAAGCGGCCGTTAAAACTGTAGTTCCCGCCGCCGCTGTAACTGCCGTATAGCCAGGCACAAACTTACTAGCAGTTATGTTACCAATCCCTGGGTTTCCAAATGTTCCTAATGAAATGCCCCCATTATCGTGGATAACCATTGAATCGGTTGTACTACTATTGGTTACAAAGTGAATATCGTTAGCGTTGTACGTACCAATTGTTAAGTCTGTACCTGCAGAGGCAAGGTAAGCAGCACTTGGAATACTAAATGACCCAGTCCCAGAAAAGGTAGATGAGTTAATTCCTATCTCAGCAAAGCCGGTAGTTGCGGTAGATGTGTTGTTAGAAACATTTAGGTTAGAGGACGCGTTAGTTGCATTACTTTTGTTTTGGATAATAACCTGATTGTAACCTGCAACTGTAGAGGCAAACGACCCAATAATACCTGTGTCAGAATAACCTATCGTAGACCCTATTGTTGCAACGCCGTCGGCATCGTAGTTGATAGACTTACTTGCAGGATAGGTAACAAATACGTTAACAGTGCCTGAAAAAGTAACTGCCGTATTTGAGTTGCTAGAGGATACAATAGTAGTGCGGGTAAGCGTAGGGCCTGTAGTTGAGTACGTGCCAAGGCCGACTTCCCAGTTTCCTGAGCCGTCAAAGGATGAGTAGTATGTAGTATTACCATTACCTATAACAGCAAAGGATTGGAACCCTGCAACAGAACCACTTAGGGTAAAGCTAACTGTAGTGTTAGCCGTACCCGTCTGCTGTACGCGGTCGTTTAGCACTAGAGCCATTTAGGACTCCTTAGCTTGTTGCGGTTGTGCTGTATGTAACTGCTACGGTGTCACCAACTGTAGTAACTTTAGCTGTTGAGAATGCGCCTGCGCTATATAGTGTACCAGCTGTGTTTGATTGTGTATTCACTGCACCTGTACCCGTTATCAAGAAACAACCACCGACTGTACCACCCGCACCTGTAATAGTGTAAGTAATCGCTGCGGCGGTAGAAGTTGTAACGTTTGTTGGTGTAGTACCTGCTGAAGATGAAGCACCAAACACTGCGGTGCCACGAACTGCTGAACCACCAACAGTGTAGTTAACAAACTCTGTCCAACCTGCATGACTTGTTTGAGTATCTGCTGCTGCAAATGTTGGGCTGGCGCCTGAAATCAAACCTAAGAATGGGCCAACTGTAGTGTAAGTACCTGATGTACGTAATAGTGTATCAAGCAATAGTTGTTTGCCTACAGCATTAACTAAGTTTGGGAATGACTCTTCCCATTTTAAGTTACCATCTGCGTCACGGCATTCAACGTGATACATGCCTTCTATACCTACTGTCTCATTAGAATCACCTGTAGTGCCTAATGTTGCTTGGATTACATCTCCAAAACCTTGTTGTTCTCTAACCATAATAAACTCCTAAGATAATCTAATAATTGCTGTTGTTGATGTTGCAGTGGGGAATGTTACCGTAAACGTACTTGCGGCCGTTTTATCTTCACCAAAGTTTAATACCGCAACCGCGGCTCCTGTTGTGCTATTGTATATCAAAGCACCCCTCGTAGTAAATGCCGCTGGATTCCAAGTAACATTTGCAAATGACACGTACGCGACTCCGTTATCACTGATTGGAACGGTTGGTATTAGTATAATACCTCCCGCAATATAGCCTGTACCCGTAATTTCACCTTCTGTCGTATAGCCTAATGTATCAGCGCCCAATGTTGCAGTTGCATTATATAGTGCTATCTTGTACACGTATGGAGTACCGGTGTTAAAGTTCTCTACGCCTTTTAACACGTTTGTTTTAAATACTGTGCATACTGTTTGGTTTATCGCCACGTTTATTCCTAATTACATCACTGGGTATCTTACTTGCCCATTGCGGTATGCATCTCGTCTATTTTTGCCATCGCCCAATTGTTTCAATAAAGCCATAGCTTCGTCGTAACGTTTTTGGTATACCGCTGTTACGTCCGCCTCACCCTTCATGTAGGTGTATGCTTCTAGTAATGCGCCATACAATAGCACAGAATCAAAGTTGTCGCCTAACCAAGTAGTACCCGCAGTCACAATAGACTCTGGGTAGTAGAAGTAGTGTAGCTCCATAGCGTAACTAGCATCAGGTGTTGGGCCTAATATAAAGGTGTTCTGGTCAAACTGCGCATAATACGCTGGAGTGCCGTAGAACGCAGCATCAACATCAGGGTATGACTCACGAATAAAGTTCACGTCCTTGTCTAGTAGGTATGTGAACTCGTTGTTGCCATTAATCAAAGCTAATGAGAACGTAGCCAACCAATCAGATGGGCAGGTCAAATACTTGTTACCGCTTGTCAAATTGCCCATCACGTTTTTACGCAAGGCAGGTAGTTGCACCGAGTTATAAACCCGTTGTTCTGCTTCATCAATAAACGTGTTTATATCAGCTGTTTCAAACTGATTCTCGGTGTAGCTTTCTATAGCTGCAACTAATTGGGTGTAGTTCATTGGCCTACCTTATGCCATCGGACCGCGTGATGTGAAGCCTTTTGTAGCAGCACCTTTACCACGTTGCGCGACGCCAGCTGTTTTAACTTCATTACGTGCAGGATTACCACCGCTTACGCGACGAGCTGGGATACAGCCATTAGATTTGTCTGCACTAATGTTGTTTGGATCAGTGTTGTAACTGATGTCCGGGGTAGGTACCACTTGTGGTTGTTTATATTCTGCCATATTAACCGCCTTTTTGATTAGCTGCACGAGCCAAGTTACGACCCATTTTCTTCATGTCAATTGATTTAACTGAGCGAGCTTTATTACCTTTAGAAACACCACCATTAACAGGCAGTTTAGCACCATCGATGCCTAACTGTTTGCCTTTTGTTTTACCTTTGGTATTGATACCTTGTGCGCCTGCTTTAAATGCCATTTTATTTCTCCTATGTCGTCGTTACGGTTACAGTACCGACTGAGGCAACTGCTACCAATTGGTTTACTTCTAAATTATACGGGTCATTTAACCCTACTGGATTCCAACCCCATTGTATTATTCTACTACCTTGCAAGGGAACCCCAGTTGAATTAGGATTAACACTTGTTGTTTCCGTTAATTGTAACCCATTTAGACCTGATTGATAATACCCTAAATCCGGTCTTGGGTCTCTCACTGCTTGCGGGTCATTGACCGGGTACATACCTAGTTGCAACTGTGGCTGATCCGGTTCCCAACAGTCCTGGCATACTAGTATATCTACGTTCTTAGTCTTAATAACCAACCGTCTTAGCTGAGATAACTTAAACCTAAAGTTGCATCGATCGCACTGGGCAATTGCAAACTTACCACTTGAGAATTTACTGGCCATAGCCTACCTCATGAACTGCATACGTGGGGCTAACCGTATGGCGGCTTTCTCTCTATCCTCGTCAGCTGCGTTCTGGAAAGTCTCTTCGTAGATTGCTTTTAACATTTCAGCCCTAGGTAGGGCATCAGGTATCTTCAAGCTTAGGTGGTATGCTAACCCGGCAACCATCGCTGGTAAGAACCTAAACGGTATGTCTTGTGTGTTAGTACCGCTTGAGCCAGCGTCTTGGATTCGGCGTAGACGGTAATACACTAGTGTGTAGTAGTTGCTTTGTTCTGGGGCTGGCCATACGCTTACGTTTGGCACGTTGGTTACGGTCACTGCTGCGCCTGCTGTGTGTCCTGCGGCGATTGTGTTTTGTTGGCCACGACCTAGGTTGCTCAATGTACCTGCAGATGAAGTAGTTGATTTTGCCAAATTGCTGTAGCTGATGATTTCGTTGTCTAACTTAATAAATCCTGCAGAGCCCAGCATTGTCACGTCACTTAGTTCGATTTCTGTGGATGTAGCAGTAATTGTGGTTGATAGCGTAGAACTGGTCAGATTAGTGTTGCCTGTTTGGCGGTTAACCCAGATTTGAATCGGACGGCCTTGTGTGTTCTTGTTTGGTATAGTGATGTACGTAGACTCACTAATACGAGTGATGTTGATGTCTACTTGATTTTGGCCTGTGCCTGTACGCACTACTTGATCTAGTAAGTCAATGGTTTCGGTAGGTAAGGCATACATAATCTGACCTTGATTCAAAGCGATCTCGCCTTGTTCTACAGTCCACAAGTTAATGCCGCGGTTAGCCCACTCAATAGTAAGTAAGTTTAGGCTACGTCGAGCCGTACGCAAATCATAGCCCGTGCGTAACTCTGAGCCACAGCGCTCAAATGCCTCTTCTACTAGATTGTTGATGTCTAGATTAAAGGATGCTGTGCCTGACGTTGCTGTGTTTAAAGCCATATAATCCTTACCAAATAAATACTACTTCTACTATACCCAAACTTAAGATGAGGAAGTTGTCATCTTCTATGAGCTCATATTGCATCCCCACAGCAAAGCCACAAATTAAACCTACGCTATAGAGTTGCATCATGTTATTTCTTAGCCGTTAGTGCTGATTTCTTAAAGGCATCTGAAGTGGGTGCCCCCGAACTTCCAGGCTTACGCATCTTCTCACCAGAACCTGCCGCAATACGTTTCTTTTTAGCATTGATGTTTGCATACAATCCAGGTAGCTCTACATCACCACCCTTCTTGTACTCTTTTACAAACTGAGGCTTGTCCTTACGAACAATAGTCTTACCTTTAGCCCCAGGCATTTTCTTTGGGTTTATGATACCCATTCCGCGTGATGGTCTCATTGTAAGTAGTTCCCCATATATGGTTGCTCTGGTGCTGGCGTTGCCGCTTCTGTTGTTGCAGTTGGTTGTGCTAATGCTGCTAGACCTGTTTGTTGTCTAATTGGGATACCGCCAAATCTACGTGGCTGCATCATTTGCTGTCTATAATCTTGCATTAATTGTTCTAGCTTTGGGTCTCTTTGGATTGGTATCGACCCAAACATAGCTCTACTCCTTGGCAGTGTATTTTCGCCCATCGGGGCGCCTTTACCGCCCATACCACCGCGTGGAAATTGATGTATTGCCTCTGATTGCAATTGTTGTACTTGTGGTGGTTGCGCTTGCGGTTGTTGAGCTGCGCTTTGAGTCATCTGACCGCCTTTACCCCCAAAGCCACTCATTTCGCCTTGTGGTTGTTGACCAAACCCACCTTGTGCAAAGGGGTTGTTAAATGTCTGTGGGCGGAACTGTGATTGAAAATACGCTGAGGCATAGGGGTTTTGTTGCACTGGGGGTTGGTATACAGACTGCTGTATAGGTTGTTGAAATTGTTGCTGTGCTCCGCCTTTACCTTTACCACCTAAACCACCTTGAGCTTGTTGGTAATACGGGTTTTGTATTTGACCGCCTTTACCACCCATACCACCATTGTTGTAGGGTGCGTTCATACCACCACCTTTACCGCTAAATCCACTTTGCTGTGGAGATTGGTATTGTGATTGACCACTACCTTTAGTTCCGCTACCCATACCCATAATTACGCCCTCGTTTTACCGCGTACTGCGCAGCCGTCAGCGCGTTTAGATGCTGAACCTACTGAACCACCTTTTTTATAAGTTTTAGTTGCTTCGTACTTCTCAGCAGCTTTTTTGTTTTTCATGTCTTGTAGCTTGTCTTTAATATCAGGAGGCATGAAATCATCATCCTCTTTTATTTCAGGCTTTACAGGTTTTACCACCACTGGTTTTGCTTTATTGTCAGCCATAATTAACACATCTTTCCGCGGGTTTTACCACGTTTTTCAATCCCGCCGCCACGAGCCATCTTAGTGCAGCCGCCTGATTTAAGTTTAGTTAGGTTTGACTTTTTGCCACCGTGTAGTTGTGACTCATGCATACCAACAGCTTTCTTAGCCATCTTTTTGTCTTGCATCATGTCCATTTTATCTTTAGCCATCATAGTTCCTTTATTAACATTTCCAGCGTTTAAGTGATGCTGCCTTGCGTGTAGGCTTGCCGTTCTCGTCTTTCATTGGGCCTGGCATACCTGACATACGGGCACAAAACGATTTCTTGCGAGGACCACCTTCTGGCTGAGGAGCTTTCAAGTTAGACCCTGTTGCTGCATTGTACTTTGCGCGTCCTTTGGCAGTAAGTCCAGCACCTTTCGATACTGGTAATTTCTCACCACGACCTACTGCTAATGATGGACCACCTTCTTTAAACTTCTTGCCCTTATCCGCTGTATTAAACTCTTTTGCTACTTTAGTAGGAATACCCACCTTCTTAGCAAAGGCAGGGTTGTGCGCCGCGGCCGCCATCAGCTTAGCTTGAGGTTTACTCTTGCTCGGCATTTTTCTTAACTTTTACAGAAAAGAATGACTGTTTGTCCTCTTTTGCTTTTACTTCTTTAACCTCTTTAACTTCTTCTTTAACTACTGGAGCCTTTTTATCGCCCCATCCGTTTTCGTTAATTATCATATTATTTTCCTAACCAATTGTGTATATAGTACGTTACTGTTGACCCTAAAACGCCACCTGCACCACCAAACATCATCAATACTTTCCATCCACCACGTGCTTCTGCTAGTGTTGCATTAATATTGTTAAGGGTTTTTTTGATGTCGTCCATATCCTGGACCAACTTATCCATATCAGACTGCAGATGTTTAATCTCAGTCTCATGCACTGCTAGCTCGCGTTCTACGCTCATATGTCACCTTAGCCGTAGAATACAGTTGTGTGCATATTAGCGGGAAGAAATACTCTAATGCCGAAATGCGCAAGAACACCTTCACCTGGAACAACAATATTGTATGGGATAGGGTCAGATGCGTCGGCTTGTAACAGAACGTCATTGTAAACAACAACTGCTCCGCTAGTTCCGCCACTATTTGCAACCGTTACTGTAAAGGTATTTGCATCCGCAACTGTTTGGACTTGGTATGGGTTATCAGTTAAGTCCCAGTCTAAATAGGCCCAGTCGCCAACCGATAATCCGTGATTTACAGCTGTGATGGTAGCAGTTGTCGTTGCCCTTGCGTATGTGCCTGTAACGCTTACGTTATCTACAAACGCAATGTATCCTGTTGCGCCAGTAAAAGGGAATATTACTGCGCCCTTTACTCTAGCCCTACCATTAACCATAAGGCCGCTGGAGGAAGCATGTTTTGATTTTACGTCATATTGCATTGCCATAATTAATCTCCTTAGATTGTAAGCGGGGCCGAAGCCCCTAGATTAATTATAGTAAGTTAAGGTTTTGTAAGTAACGAACAGTAACTACGCCTGAACCAGTACCTGTGTTTGCAACTGCTACGGCGATTCTAACATCTGTTGTACCTACGTCAATAAACGCATCTGTACGTGTACCGTCTGTACCTGGAGTTACTGAAACAATACCAATTGCACTACCTGTGACAGCGCCTGAAGCAGTGAACGCTGTAGCTAATGCTGAAGTACCTAGGGTTATAGTAGTTGTAGCGCCAGTTAAAGCTGCGTCAATATACAGTGTAATTTCTACAATTTGACTGTTTGCTGGGATTACGATTGGGGTGTTTGCAGAAGTTGATAAACCTGCTTGAGTAAAGCGGAAGCTTTGACCCATAACTGTTTGACCTACGTTAGCAACGTTTGTACCTAGTGTAGTACCTGTAGTATCACGAATAGTACCCGCACGTACTGGGCCGCTGAATGTGGTGTTAGCCATTTGAATTTCTCCATACAAAGTAAGCTCATTAGTCTTGTATGCGTCTGCCGGGACAGTCTAATGGGCCGGATTTAATGTTCCCGGTTGATGTAGCCTTTATACTATGTTATTGTTTGTGTGTCAACTGATTAGTGGAGTATTTATGCCCTACAAAGACCTGGAAGTTCGCAAGGCAAAAGCAAAGATTTACTCAAAGAAACATTACGATAATAACAAACCTGCCCAGATTGAACGCGTTAGGCTAGGCAAGATAAAGAAACGTGCCCAGTGGGAAGCATACAAAGCAACATTATCGTGTGCAAACTGTGGTGAAAACCACCCTGCTACTTTAGATTTTCATCATTTAGTAAAAGACCCAGCTAATAGAAAGATAAGCGAACTCTCGCAGAATGGGGCTTATAAGATAGCCCGCGAAGAAATAGAAGCTAAATGCATAGTTCTATGCGCTAATTGTCACCGCAAACACCATCACGAAGAACGTAAATTAGGGTAGGCGTAGATTTGGTAGTTGTTACATGTAACGCAGAAAGCCGAAAAACTCGTTACTTACTACATCCTCTAGTGTCGGCTTAACCGCCTAAGAACAATTACTTGTTCATTACGTACATAGTTACTTCAAAGCCAAAACGCATTTCAGTAGCTGCTGGTGTAGTCCACATAATATTAGTCCTTAATCTGTGTCAAGCAAGATTGCTTGTATGTAATACTCCGCCTTTTATTCAATACAAACAATACGGAAAACCATTAAAAAAGGCCCACCGAAGTGAGCCTCTTATCTTACCTAGCGTTTATTAAGCGCCAGCTGAACCGTACATACCTAATGGATCAGACCAACCGAATGAATAACGCTCACGAGCTTTATAACGAACGTTACCAGTGTCGAAGTCGCCATCCATTGATGTTGCTAATGGAGTACGTACAAAGTGTTTCATACCGTTAGGTACGTCTGTTGTCAAGAACCAAGCATTTGAGTCGGTCAAGAAGTGGTTAATTGCGTAACCTTCTGGGATTGAACCGTTGTTTTTCAATGCGTTGATATCGTTGTCAGCAGTGCCAACACGTAATTCAGTTTCCAACAAGCGAGTTGCAACGAATTGCAATGCTGGTGGAACAACCAATTTACGAGGTTTAGCAGCGATCAATAGGCCACGTTCGTCAGTCCAAGCTGCGATTTGAATAACTGCATTTTCCAATGAAGTTTCGTTCAAGTCTGCTGGAGTGGTTGGAATGTTGCTGTTTACACCGCCAGTAACAAGTGGGTGAGAAGCTGAGAACAATGGCACACCATCACCACCGTTGTATGAACCTGAGGTGTTGAAACCGTTGTTCAATACGTTAGCTGCTTTAACTTGTTTTGTGTACGCCATACCGCGAGCTAATGCTTTAGTATAACGAGCAGACAATGTGTCATACAAGTTATCTTCTACGGCTTCTTCAGTTAAGCTGAAGCCCAAAGCGATAGTTTCGTGTGTGTAGCGAGCTGTCCAAGCTTCTTGAGCATTGTCGTAAGCGATGGAGTTACCCTCGTTTTTAACAGGAGCTGCTGAGAAGCCAGACAATTTTGTTTCTTCTTCGAAGGAACGCTCAGAAGATTCAGTTTCGTAAATCTCTTGATGTTCTTCACCATAACGTTTGTATTCCAAACCGAACAAAGCGTTCAGACCTGGTAGTAGCTCTTTAAGGAGCTGTGCGCGTGAAATAGCCATTATTTAATCTCCTTAATCGCCAACACCGGTACCATTGTAATAGCTATGGATACCAAAGTTAAATTTAACGATACAATCAGTGTATGCGTCACCAACAGTAGAGAATGGGCCATCTACAAAATCTACTAAACGCAATGCGATAGTGTTTGTTGTAGCACGAGTACCAACGTCTAATGCAATTTTTGAATCACCAGTAGTTGTAGAACCTGCTGTTTGATTTACGCCAAAGTTAGAACCTAACATTGTTTGTGTCACAGCATCATCTGCTTGGATTTGGAACAATGTATCTGGATCATCACATACATAGGCTTCGGCATTTGAAGCAACAGTACCGGCTGGCCAGTATTGTGCTTGTAAGAAGTAGCCTAATGATGGGCTTGTGTATGCACAACCTAAGAACACACCAACTGTACCAGCTGGAAATGGGTCCGCGTTTGTACCTACGTTTGTTACTTTTACGATAGTTCCGTCTACACCAATTGCAACTACGTCACCGAAGAAAATGTTAGTGTTATAACCACTAGCGATTTTTAATTGACGTGTTGAGCCAGCAAATTGCTGACCACCAACTAGGTTAATAGGACGAAGACCGTATGGGGCTGCTGTAGTAGCCATATAAATCTCCTTAAATTATTTACCTTTACCGAATGAGGTAGTGGTACGCTTTTCCTTAAATAGGGGCATACGTGCATCATTCTCTTTCATAAAGCTGTTATCCACCGCTTCAGTCTGAGACTGTGTCTGATTATTGAAATAAGCAGAACGTTGGTTAACAAACTCTTCTGGTGTCTTACATAGCATCAGACCACCTACTTCCACTGAATCTGGAATTCGGCTGTTTTTGTCTGTGAATAGCCTTAGTTCAGGATGCTCCGACAATTTGACGGGTTCCCAACCTTCTCGCATTTTGGAAGAAACATTCGTGGCATCAGCTTGACCAGCCATACTTGTACGAATCCAACGATAAGCCCATCCGGGTTCTTTCGTAATTTCAGGCAATAAAGCAGCTGGTGCCCATTGCGCTTGACGTTGAAAGGTTTCGCGGGTTTCTAAGTCACGGTTTTGTCTAGTATCAGTCATTATCTGTTCTCCAATTTTAATGTCTCACGTGCATATTGCTCGGGTGTTAGATTAAACTTCTTAGCCAAGGCTAATTGAGTTTTAGTCAGGTGTACTTTTTTAGGCGCGGTACTACGCGAGGCCGGTGCAACAACGGTTGACGGTTTTTTGCGTTGGGCGGGTGTTTCCACGTCCAGCGAATCATCCCCAAAATATTCTGGGAATCGTTTGCGCATCGTTTTATCGATGGTGGTGTAGTACTCTTCTGAAGTAGGGTCAGTACCTGCCCTTACTAGCTTCTCATGCAACCCCAAAGCGAGGCTAGTCATTTCTTCATCTTGTCCAAACCAACTGTTCTTATCTTGCCAAGCAAGAGCTTTCCGGTCAGGTTTTGGTATTTGGGGTCGTTCAGGTTGTATATATACATCATTTTCAGGTTGTTGTAAAGCACTATCGTACTGAGGGCGATAATTTTGTACCTGAGTGAGTTTATATTGCGCTTCATTCATTCGTTGTTGCGCTTCTATAATCTTATCAGTGTCACCTGAGTCATATGCTTCACGATAATCTCGCTTAGCTATATTCATTTCTTGTTCTGCAGATGTTTTATACGTTTGTATAAGTGATTGCTCGCCAGAAGTTAGGTTAGATTTCAACCGTTTGTTCTCTTCTTGGATTGATTGGGCGTAGCGAATAGCTTCTTCGCGTTCACGTGCAGCGGCTTCTTTATCTCGGCGCTCGTCGTGGTATACCTTACGTAATTGCGCCATCCGTTCTTTTACACGGTCTGAGTAGTCGGTTAAATCGTCTTTCTCTAGCTCTTCGACTATTTCTTTAGGCAACGGCTTACGGTCACGGTCTTGTGGGGGTGTATCGTCGATAATATCAATTTCTACTTCTGTATTATCGTCTTCTAAGGTAATACTTACTTCTTCCTTAGTATTAACTGTGGAAACTTCCTTTTCGTCTGGAAATTCAAAATCTTCGTCAAACTCTGGTTGTGCAGCCATATATTTCTCCTAAGCGCGAGTGTAACCGCGTGGGTCATCTACTACACCCTCGACAGTATCATCGTTGATTATGCGGAATTCTCTTCCGTGGATTTTAAAACGAGTCCCTGCATACGCACGGGTAAGGACAAAGTCGCCTTCTTTACACCACGCACCTGTAGGGAACTTCGCTTCTTCTTTGTAGCAAAGATCGCCTAGTTTAAGCACGAACAATACTACTGTGCCATTCTCCTCAATACGTTTAGTATCTGACGCTTTGACAATACCACTTTCGTATTTATCATCTGCATCGGGTACTGCACATAAGATTCGATAGCCTTTTGGTTCAGGCAGTTGTGATGCCTTTGGTTCTGGCGTAGGTGCTTCCGCCGCAATACCTGTTAAGTCAATTGCTTGACTCAGGTCTAGGTTACTCATCGTAATTCTCCATATTTTTTGCGAGGTCTGCGATTAAAGACTGCGCGGTAAGTAGACCTCGAACCATACCGACAGATTGTTGATAAGCCCCAAAATCCTTAGCGGCACCATCGCCAAGGGATTCGATAATTGATTTGCGCCGTTCCTCAATTTGTGACATCAAGTACTCTAGCGATTCATTCATGTTTATTCCTCTTTAGGTTGTTTAGACTTTTGTTTAGACGTTTGTTGCATTAGCTGATTCATACTTAGATTATGTTGCTTAGCCGCTTGCTCACGTTGCAACTCTTGTTGTGCTCTATTTTTAGCTGCATCTAACCCCATACGAACGCCTTCAGCTTGTTGCTGTTGTTGGAATTTAGCTGCTTCTTGATCCATCTTAGCTTTTTCAGAGGCTGTCTTAATACCAATTTGAGCACCTGCTTTACGCTCTTCAGACTGAATTCGCATGATATCAACTTGAATCTTAGCTTTATCCACTTCAATATCCGCTTGAGCTTTTTGAGCTTTAATCTGAATTTCTTGTGCTTTAAGCTGTAGCTCTTGCTGTTGCATTTGAATCATTGGGTCTTGAGCTTGCTGTTGAGCTTCTTGCTGTTGCTGCTCTGCTGTGTTTTTCTGTAGCAGTTGTTGTGCGGCTTGAGCTACTAGACGAGATAACTGGACTTCTACTTGCTCATCTAGCTTCTCATCTGGTGCCGGTAAGTTTGTACCTAGCTGTTCTTCAATGCCTTTACGGTATGCAAACGCAATGTGCTCGGTAATATGTGCCGCAAACGCCGCTTGTACTGCTTGTGCATTAGGGCTTTGACCAATCATTGCCGCTATTTTTGGGTCTTGCATAGCAGCCATATGTACCTGTACGTGAGCTTCGTGGTCTTGGTGCATGAATGCTTTCGCTGGTTTACCATTGATTAAGTTCATGTTTTCAGACACGGGGTCTCTTGGGTTCTCGTCATCTGCAGCTGGAATTAGCTTGCCTATGTTCTTAACGCCTAATATCTCTAGCATTTGTTTGTTTAACTCAACTAGGTCGTATATATCTGGGTTGCCTTGTGCCATCTGCATAACTGCTTGGTACTGCACAACCTTTTGAGACATTGTTGCCGCGTTAGGGTCTGATACTGGTATTACTTCACAGCAGTCGTAATCAGATTGTTTAGCACGAGCGCTACCTTCGACTGGCTCGTAGCTATACTCTTCTGGCGTATAGTCGCGGATAATGCCTGCAATTAGTTTAAACTCTTGTTTCATTGCGTAGTGAACACGGGCTTGTACAGCTGACATCACTTTCAATGTACGCTCTAATATAGCTAGTGTTGTACCCACTGGACTGTTTGCTGACATGTCAGACACTTGCATATCTGCAGCGTTAGCGAACGCCTTAGCGTCCATAATGATTTTGTCCATCAAGCCTGCTAGTACTTGTGATGGCTCTTTGTATGGCAACGGCATGATGTTGTCACGTATGGCACCTGACGGTACGTCTACATCTCGGAACTCTGCTGGAGCGATTGGTGTGTCGTCGCCCTTGATACGTAGGCCACGGGTCTTAAAGCCGCCTGGTAGGTTAGATAATGTACCTGCATCCACCAACTGACGTAGCAACATTGTGCCTGATTTAGCTGACGCACCAATTAAGTGGATCAAACCAAACGCATAGAAGCCAAAGCCTGGAATGTAGCTGTAGTGTACGAAGTGCTGACGTTTCTGTTTGGTCTTGTCGTCTGGGTTCCAGTTACGACGGATAGCTAGGATGTCACCGGTGCTGCGCTCTAGTGTAACCACGTACGGCAACGCTATGCCGGTAGGCTCATCATCGTCATCTAAGTCTTCGTAGCCTGGGAGGTCAATGTCAACGTGCATCTCCAACAACTTGTAGCGGTCGTCCATTGTGGCGTTGAAGCCCATCTTCTCGGCAATCTTCTTCTCTACTTCCTCGATTGTGTGTGAGGGCTCACCTAGGTCAATGTCGCGGTAGAAGCCAGCCACTTGTAGGCGGCGTAGTTCGTTCTCGGTCTTGCGCATAACGTGGGTTACACGTGGCGCTGTTTGTAGGCTTGACGCACCGTAGGGAACAACAATGTCTTCCGCTGGTACAAATAGGGATACTTGACGCTCTAAGCTCGGATCGTAATATACTTTCTTGAACGCGTTACCTGAAAGACCCAAGCCCCACAACATGCGCTCATGTTCAGGGCGATACTCAGGCATAGCCTCGGTTAACTGGTAGTTCATGTCCTCGCGCACGCGCTCTGACGCTTCTTCTTTATCTGGAGTTTGCTTACCGATAATCTGTGTCTTTACTGGACCCGCTGCCGGGAACGTCTCCATCATCGTTTCTGCTTGAAATTTAACTAGCGCTTCTGATAGAATAGGGTGGTAGACACTACAAGCACCTGGCCACGGTTCGGTACGGTCTTCTATTTTCATTCCCAATAGCTCAATGCCGTCTACATAGGTATTTAGCCAGTCTTTACGTGAATCAACGTCGGTCTCGTAGTCACCTAGCAAATCACCAGACAACTGGGCTAAGTCACCTTCATCCATCTCTTCGGCTAGGTTGGCATTAAACTCGTCGTCATACTCGCTCTCTGGCTCAATCTCAATAGTCATACCGTCTGCGGTAATTGCTACGCTTTCTGGGTCTTCTATTTCAATCTCGATGTCCGGTTCTGGCATGCCAGCTGCCAACTCCTCTAATCCCTGTGGGGCTGAGTACAGCCCTTTATCTATGTCGCCTGCCATAATGTGTCCTTTAGTTTACTTTAGTGAACGCCGTCACCGGTATATGTACCGCCGGCTGAATATCTTGCGGGTCTCCACGATCCGTTCTTCCACTTACTTTAAATGTAACTGGGGTGCTTCCTACTTGGTGCCAGTATAACCCATCTGTCCACTCAATTAAAAGGAAAAATGGAACACCCATTGTATCTGATAATCGCTGTCCATTCATCCACTTATCTACAAATATAAACGTTGTGGGGAACTTATCCTTCTCGCACGTACGCTTCTTATACTCAAGTACTGCAACAATATCGTTATTCCTCGTAGCCACCCAGTCGGCGGAGTATGATATAGGTAACTTGTGCAGCACGCACTTAAACACTCTTTCTATTCTAGACTTAGCGCTACTTTCGTTCTCTAAATCAAACTGTGTCTCATATATTGGCCTTACATTCATTTTGGTTCCTTACATTGCATAGAATTTTTGGTTGCTAAATCGCTTATATGTATCGTACTCTTCTTCGTAGTCCGTATCTAATTGCAAGAACCCACCTTTTCGGAACCGCATTATGGCGCCGGTCATCGAGTCCACTAAGTCATCGTGTTCGCCTGACGGGAACGATGCCACTTCTTCCACTAGCTCCTCAGCCCATCTAGTCTGCGGAACCCATACTCGGCCTGACGCAAAGATGTCGGCAATCGAGTTCAACCTAGATATCTTGTCGTTCCCCTTACTAGGAGTAAAGTCCTGTACCGGTATCCCCATAGCACGAAGTTCAAAAATAAGTGGTGAACCAGATGCTTTAGCCTCGACAATCAAGCTGTCGGGTTCCCATTCCTGATACTGCTCCTTAGCCCGCATCTTAAGCTCCGGAAACTCCATCCGCGCCTTAAACGAGTTGAGCAAAATAATATTAGCCTGTGGTTTGCCCGTGTCGTCGTCCTTATAGAACACGCCCCACGTAGTACACGCGCTATAGTCGGCCCGTTGTGTCTTCAAAAACGCCGTATCCCACGACTGAATCACAAATTCACAGCTGGGTGGGTGGTCTTTCTCCCAATACTTCCACCATTCTCGCTTAACAATCGCAGAAACCTCGGAAGTTGGCTGCTGCATGTACTGAGCCATCCATTTTCCTACTGGAAGCTCTTCTTTTAGTGCGGATAACTCGCCAATTGACCAAAACTGAGGCCAAAGTGGGTTACCAGATGGTAAAATTGCAGGGAATTCGATTACTTCCCACTCTTCGCCACTCCGTTGCATCGCAGACTTAACAACTTGACCCGTTAAGTCCTTCTTAGACCACCGAGTCATAACAATTACAATAGCCCCACCCGGTTGTAACCGTTGCCGAGGACCAGATGTGTACCACTCGTACGTCTTGTCGTAGATTTCTGGGTTAGTTTCGCTTAGTGCCGCCTCTTGTTCTGAGTGAGGGTCGTCAATAATGAGGATATCAGCGCCTTTACCCGTAACTGCACCACCAATACCGATAGCAAAATAGTCTCCGCCGTGGTTAGTCGCCCACCGGCCAGCAGCTTTAGAGTCAGATTGTAGTGCAACGTCCGGAAATATGTCATGATACTTTTCAGAATCCACTAAGTTACGTACTTTACGACCAAACCCCACCGCTAACTCAGCAGTGTGAGAGGTTTGGATAACCTTCTTACCCGGGAACTTACCCAAAAACCACGCGGGCAACAGGTATGACGCAAACTCGGACTTAGTATGACGAGGTGGCATATTAATAATAAGCCTCTTAATCTCCCCACGTGCTACTCGTTCAAACGCTTTAGCCATCCGTTTGTGGTGAGCCCCATCAATAAAGCCCGGCCAGACTTGGTGTACAAAGTCAATAAAGTTATTCTGAGCAGCCTCAACCAACGCCGCCTTCTCGTGTAGCTCAAGCTTAATCAGTAAATCGCGTTTTTCCGAGTCAGGTAAAGTAGGCAGTAATACTAAAGCTGCTTGTAGCTCTTCTGCCGTAAGTAAATCAGGGTTTGCTTTTGGGTCCGGATTACTCATCGTCTGTATCGGTGTCTATATCTTTGGCTACAACCTTGTGCTCTAGTTCCGCTAGCTCATCCTCGATAACTTCGCCTTGTACTTCTTTCATCCCGAGCAACCGGTTAATCTTATCTTTAATAGCTGACTCTAACTCTATAGTAGTCTTAGCATTGATTGTAATCTCGGACTTCTCAGTGAACGCGCCAACATCAGAAAGTTTACCTAGTAACTCAAGCGCACGTAGTTCTATCTTAGCGTCGCCACAATGCGAGATATCTAGCAACTTGTTGGTCACATAGGTTCGGACTTGCGCTCCGTCGGCAATGATTTGCTTGTCGTACTCGTTTAACAGAGCAGCTAGCTTGACCGCAACGCCACCTTCGTACACTTTGTCGGGCACGATTTTACTTCGGTCTGTAGCTTGAATTAGTTCTCGGGCGTCGTCCTCGTCTTTTTTGGACATCTCAAACGGTATGCCGAGTTGGTCTAGCAACTTCGCAGTTTCAGCAGAAGTTCGCATTGCTTCGTGTAGGTCCCGTGGCACTTCGTCCTTATCGCTTTTAGGCATAGGGTGCTCGAAGTCGGGCGTAATTTTTAGGTCCATATGAGGAAACGGGTCTCTTTTATTTGGTTACTGGGGTTGCGTTTCAAACCGGACAATACATGTTTACTGTGTAAATGTCAGGGGGGGTGGGGGTACCTATTTTTTTAAAGGGAGGGGTGG